TAAATACCTTATATAAGGAGCAAAGGGGGCCGAAGCCCCCAATGCAATTAGCTTACGCTAGTTGATCACGATCAACTTCGTTAGCACCACGTGTTGCGCCCATAGGTGCATAAACTACAAAGAATTTATACGCACCTGCTGAAGGAGCATTTGATGCCGCCAGTTTTGCAGAAATTGCTGTATCTGCAACTGTGACATTTGTGATGCCGTTGACTGTAGTAGTCGTTGCGGCAAGTGTTTTAGCACCGTTAATGTCTGCTGTACCCAGCAAATCAACGTCGCCACCTGTCACACCGAAACTAACAGCGTTAGCACCAGCAATAGTTGCCGCAGTAGTACATTCCGCACCTGCCGCAAGAACCACACAATTATCAGGAACAGTTCCGATATCGTGCACTGAGTTTACTGTCAAGTCACCGAAGGCAATTGCCGCAGTTTCAAGACGTACTGGAGTTTGTAAAGCCATTCTATAGTCCTCCCTTATACACCAGTTGCTGTTACGTAACGAGCAGTAGTGATTGCTTCAGGACGAAGAATCTTACGGCCATACAAGTTCATACCACGGACGATGTCTGCGAATGAATCTGGGTCACGGTAAGTTTCAGTCTTAGAAATCTGCTGTGCAGATGCTACTGCTGAATCGTGACCAGCTACGATAACACCGTAGTTTGTTGCCTGAAGTGTTGATGAAGACTGTGCCGCACCACTACCAACTACTGGCAAGTTGTTAGAAACATAGACACGGAAGCCGTGCAAGTTGTTAACAGTCAAGCCATTGCGAAGTCCACCGTTCTCACCGAAGTCAGAGTTGAACAGACGTGAATCTTCATCACGGAGAAGCTCCATGAAGACAGGGTCAATAACCAACCAACGGCCATTTGTATCAACGAATTGCTGGTCAAGAAGACGAGCCATACGGTTGATCAATTGGAGTGGAGAGATATCGTCATCTGTAGTAGAAGTAACACCTGGAAGACGAGGCTTCAGAGGAATCGCTTCACCAGCTACAGCGGCACCACCATCATCTAAAGAGAAGTCAGTAGCGTCAAGCTTCATAGATGCCAACAGTTCGTCGGTACCTGCAGTAGTGACAGCAACAGAGCCTGATACTGTAGTATTTACAGTGTCAGCCGCACCTGAAACCGCAGACTGATTGTAGCCTGAGATGTAGCCAAGTACTTCACGGTCAAACTGATCACGGAGGCGGTAACCGGCACGGTCAGTAGCCATATCCATGAAGTTGACGTGTGAGTGCGCATCTTCAATGTCGTCCATCTTGAATGCGAAGTAGTGCGCTTGGTCAACTACGAGAGTGAAATCTTCGTCGTCGATGTCTTGCGCAGTGATCTGAGTACCACGAGAGTACTCTTTAACAGTGATTTCTGGCTCTTTGATGATCTTTACAGAGTCACCGAAGTTAGCGATTTCACCGAAGTAGTCGTTGTTTGTGATGTCTTCAACAATAGAAGACTTACGGAAGGCTTTTTGGACCTTCTGGGAATAAATTACAGGTGAAAAATTACCGTTAGGTAAGTTTCCATATCCTGATGATGAACGAAATGCCATGATAAGTTCTCCTCATAGTCAGGCATAATTTACATATTAGATTACGACTGACCGTCTTAGAGGCTTGATACACTGTGGGTGTCTAGGTTGACATGCTCGGCCAAAAGCATTACAATCAGAGGCCACGGTTTCAAGGTATTCTAGTTACGGTTAGTAATCTTTTATTTCCAGTAAAGGGTAGGTTATCCTTACGGGGCTACCCCTTATCTAGATATAATATGCGTGGTGTAAGCAATAATAACTATTTGTCAACAGTTATCTTGCGGCTCCAGACATATCATAAACAAATTTACCACTTTGCATTGCGCTAAGAATTTCTTCTTCGTACTTTTCGTACTCATACGCTTTTAAAGTAGCAACTCTGCTTTCACTCCATTCCGAACTTGGCGATGCGGATGGAGAATTCTTTCCAGTTTTCTTGACCGCTTTAGCGGCTTCCTTTTCCAACTGAGAATCAGAACGCTTCTCTGAGATCATTCCCATATCCGCTTTGTACAAATCAATTGCACGTCCTGCGG